ATGCGTGTCGCCGAGGTCGCCAACAAGGCGGCCGACACATCCACGCAAAACCTCGGCATGTCGGCCCGCCAGACCGCCGCCGCGATGCGGATGGTGGCGCCGCAGATGACGGACATTGTGACGCAGCTGGCGGGCGGCCAGAGCCCGCTGCTGGTGCTCACGCAGCAGGGCGGCCAGATCAAGGACATGTTCGGCGGCATCGGGCCGGCTATCCGGGGCGTGGGCGGCTATGTCGCGAGCCTGGTTACCCCGACCACGTTGGCCGCTGCCGCTGCTGTAGCGCTGGCGTTTGCGTGGTCGACGGGCGCGCAGGAGGCGCGCGGCTATACGAACGCGCTCATCATGACCGGGCACTATGCCGGCATCTCGAGCGCTCAGCTGAACGGCATGGCGGAGGGGGTGTCGCGCGTCATCGGCACCCAGCATGGCGCGGCTGACGTGCTGACGCGGCTGACGGCTACCGGCCGGGTGGCCAGCGAGCAGATGAGCCAGGTTGCGGTCGCTGCAATCGCCATGGAGAAAGCGACCGGGCAATCGATCGACGAGACCGTCAAGGATTTCGTCAAGCTGGCTGAGGAACCGGCCAAAGCGTCGGTCAAGCTCAACGAGCAATACCACTACCTAACCGGCGCGATCTACGAACAGATTGCCGCGCTGGAGCGGGCCGGCCAGACCGACGAGGCGGCAGCGCTCGCACAAAAGACCTACGCCGCCGCCTTGGCTGACCGCGCGATGGAGGTGCGCCGCAACGTCGGTTACATGGAGCTGGCGTGGATCGGGTTGACCGATGTGGCCAAGAAGGCGTGGGATGCGGTCGCCGGCATCGGCCGCGCCGATACGCCAGCCGACAAGCTCAACGGCCTGTATCGCGCCATGGCGCAGCAGGAGAAAGAGCTCGCCGAGGCCCGGGCCAAGGGCTACAACACCGTTCAGCTGGAGGCAGCGCTCAACGCCAATCGCGCCAAGCTGCAGCAGTACAACGACACCGTCGTCGGCGACGCCAAGAAGGCGGCCGATCAGGCGGCCAAGCAGCGTGCCGAGGATGACCGGATCGCTGCGCGCACTTCGATCGATGCACTGATGAAGAGCGTGCAATCGCGCCAGCAGATCCGCGACGACGATCTCAAAAAATTCAAGGCCGACGCGGAGAAAGCCGGCCTGACGGCGGCGGAGTACGCCAAGGGCGTCGCCGCCATCAACGAGAAATACAAAGACAAGGCGCAGGGGGCACGCACCGAGGACGCCGGCACGCGCATGCTCGAGCAGTTGCGCAAGACCGGCGCGGCGCTGGCCGCCCAGCAGACTGTCGACGAACAGTTGACCGCCGGCCAGAAGGCGCGGGCCGAGTTCGAGCAGCAGATCGCGGACATCAAGACCCGCCAGACGCTCACGGCGGACCAGAAAAGCCTGCTGGCGCACCAAGACGAGATCCGGGCCCAACTGGACCTGAATGTCGCGGCCGAGCAGGCGATCCAGAAGCGCAAGGACGAGACGGCCGAGCTCGAGAAACAGCGCAAGTTGCTCGAGGACGCGCGTCAGCAGGCCGAAGGCATGCGCGTGCGCATCGCCGACGCCGCGCAGGCGCGCAGCGAGCAGTTCGGCCGTCAGCTCGATGCCTTCGGCCTGGGCCAGCGCGCCAACGAGGAATTGGCCGCCGCGAAGTCGATCTACCGCGAGTTCGGCTCGATGCGCACCGACTGGAACAAGTCGATGACGAAACGCGGCCTGGCCGGGTCCGATCTGTACAAGGACGGGCTCGCCCAGATCAACGCCAGCGAGCAGGAGGCGCTGCAGCAGCTGGGCGCCTATTACGACGCGCTGGCGGCCAAGCAGTCGGACTGGAAATTCGGCGCGCTGTCGGCGCTGGCCGACTACCGGGACGCCGCGGCCAACGTTGCCGCGTCGGCTCAACAGCTGTTCTCCAACGCCTTTCAGTCGATGGAGGGCGCCGTCGCCAAGTTCGCCACGACCGGCAAGCTGGATTTCCGCAGCTTCGCGCTGAGCGTGATCGAGGACCTGGCGCGCATTCAGGCGCGGGCCGCGATTTCCGGGCTGGCGCAGATGGGGATCGGCCTGCTCGGTAGTGCGCTGTCCGCTGGCGTTGGCGCGTTCTCCGGTGCGAGCACGGCGGCAGCCGGTACCGGAACGGTGCCGGTCTCTGGCGACCTGCTCTATGGCGGCAGCATGCAGGCGCCGAGCTACGGCAGCGGCGTGTTTCTGAGTGGCGCACGCGCTGGGGGCGGTTCCGTCGACGCGGGCGGCCTGTACCTGGTCGGCGAAGAGGGGCCCGAGCTGTTCAAGCCGAGCGGCTCGGGCTCGATCGTGCCGAACCACGCCCTGGGCGGCGGTGACGTGACCGTCAATGTGATCGGCGCGCCGAGTCAGCCGGAGGTGCGCCAGTCCACCGATGGCAACGGCAACAAGCAGATCGATCTGATCTTCAAAGAAATGGACCGCCGTATCGACAACCGCATCCAGCGCGCGACGATGCAGGGCGGTCTTCTGTCGCGGTAGAGAGGGCAATCGTGGCAATCGAAACATTCACCTGGCGGCCGGTCGGATCGGTGCAGGGCAGCGTGAAATTCCTCGCGCTCAGTGCGCAGTTCGGAGATGGCTACCAGCAGGTGGCCAAAGCCGGCATCAACAACCGTACCAGCAGTTGGCCGCTCCGATTCGTGGGCGGCAAGGCTCGGGTGCAGGCCATTCAGGCATTCATCGACCGGCACGCCGGCGCCAATTCGTTTTACTGGACCCCGCCGCTCGGCGCGCGCGGGCTTTTTCGTATTGGCGAGTACACGCCGGCCGTCGAGGTGGGTGCCGTGTATTCGCTGTCTGCAACCTTTGTCGAGGCATTTGCGCCATGACGTTACAACTCCAGCGGATCAACCTCGGCAGCGCCCCGCAGGGCAAGGACGGGAACACGCAACGCGAGGCCAGCGGAAAGACCAACGACAACATGGCTGAAATCGAGGCGTTCTCCAACGCGCTGGCCAGTGACGTGACGGCGATCCGAGCCGCTGCCGATGCGCTGTCGTCCGATGCCACGTCGCACACGGGCAGTGTCGCCATGTTCGCCTGCAAGACGCCCCCCGCCGGCTGGCTCAAATGCAACGGCGCAGCGGTCTCTCGCACGACCTACGAACGGCTGTTCAAACTGATCGGCACCACGTTCGGCGCTGGTGACGGGGCGGCGACGTTCAACCTCCCCGAGCTGCGTGCGGAATTCCCGCGCGGCTGGGACGACGGGCGCGGCGTCGATTCCGGGCGGGCGTTCGGCTCGTCGCAGGCCCAGGCGCTGAGCTCGCACCAGCACAAAACCGCAGTCGGATTTGACGGCAGCAACCTGTTCGGTTGGGGCGATGGCAGTGCCACGCCGATTTTCGGCTCCGAGGTGCAAGCGGGCGTGCTGCGGGTTGTCGGGGCCGTAACGCAAAGCGGCGGCGCCGCCCGTATCGGTTACACGGACGTGACGCCGATGGGCGTGAGCGGTGAGACCCGCCCGCGCAACGTGGCGCTGCTCGCCTGCATCAAATACTGAAAACCATGCGCATCCATCACTACGATCACGTTACCGGCGAGTGGCTGAAGCCGGGCACCGCCGACGACAACCCTCTCGAGCCGGATAGCCCCCTCATCCCGGCCTACGCGACCGCCACCGACCCTCCTGCCGTTACCGCTGAGGCCGTCGCGTTGTACCTGGACGCGAGCGGCGCGGCCGCGCGCAACTGGTGGGAAGGAGCGTGGCAGGTGCAGGCCGATTTCCGCGGCGCGCCGCTTTATCGAACTGCTGACGGCACGGTCTACGACTACCGCGGGGCGTATCGGGGCATTGGCCCGCTGCCGGCCGACCTGACGCAACTGGCCCGGCCGACCGTGGCGCATCTCTGGGATGGCGCGGCCTGGCAGTTGGATGAGGCGTTGTGCGCCAGTCTGCACCGAGCCGATGGGCTGGTCGAACGGAACATCCGCATGAAGCAAGCGCGGCGTGCGATCGAGCCGCTGCAGGCGGCGGTCGACCTGGCCGATGCGACTGAAGCGGAGGCCGCGCGGCTCGTCGCCTGGCGGCGCTATCTGGTGGCGCTGAACCGCGTTGACCTCGACGCGGATCCCGTTGCCTGGCCGGTGGCCCCTGACGCATGAAGATCACCGCTGATATTCAGCGCCTCGAGCCTGGGGCGCTGGTCGAGCTGTTCGAGCTCGACGCAACAGCCGTGGGCGGCGATATGCGTCGCTTCCATGGATACGCGCAGGTTGGGTCCATCTGGTGGGCGGGCAACGAGTATGGACCCTGGCCGATTGAGGCCACAGGGTTCGAGCGGACCGGGCAGGGCCAGCAGCCGGCGCCGCGGCTGGCCGTCGGCAATGTCGACGGCTCGATCTCGGCGCTGTGCCTGTACACGGACGATCTCGTCGGCGCCAAGGTGCGCCGCCGCCGCACGCTGGGCCGCTTCCTCGATGCGCGCAATTTCCCCGAGGGCAACCCGGAGGCCGATCCAGCCGAAGAGCTGCCGGTCGAGGTGTGGTTCGTCGAGCAGAAGACCGCCGAGACAAAGGAAACGGTGGAATTCGAGCTCTCCAGTGCTCTCGATTTCAACGGCGTGCAGCTGCCGCGTCGCCAGATCGTTGCCAACGTCTGCGGCTGGCTGACGGTTGGCGGCTACCGCGGGCCGGAGTGCGGCTACACCGGCGCCGCGATGTTCGACCGCGACGACAACCCGGTGGGCGATCCGTCGCTCGACCGGTGCGGCGGCCGGCTGTCGTCGTGCAAATGCCGCTTCGGCGCGAACGAGCCCCTGCCGATCGGCGCGTTCCCCGCGGCGGACCTGATTCGGACCTGACATGCAACAGACAACACTCGACGCGGCGCGCCGGCACGCCGCGCGCGAACACCCGCGCGAAGCCTGCGGGCTGGTGGTGGTGGTCAACGGCCGCGAGCGCTACGTGCCATGCTGAAACGTGGCCGTCGGCACCGAGCATTTCGAGATGCCCGCCGAGGACTACGCGGCGGCCGAAGAGCTTGGCGAAGTGCTGGCGGTGGTGCACAGCCACCCGAGCGCCAGCGCGGAGCCCAGCGAGGCCGATCGCGTGGCCTGCGAGGCGTCCGGGCTGCCCTGGCACGTCATCGCATGGCCGGCCGACGACGTACGCACGATCGAACCCTGCGGCTACCGGGCGCCGCTGGTGGGCCGGCAGTTCGCGCACGGTATCCTCGACTGCTATTCGCTGGTGGCTGACTGGTACGACCGTGAGCGAGGCATCTACCTGCCGGATTTCGAGCGCCGTGACAACTGGTGGGCCGAGGGCGGCGATCTGTACATGCAGCACTACGCCGAGGCCGGATTCCGGATGGTGTCGCAAGACACCCCCGAGCGCGTGGGCGACGTGATCCTCATGCAGGTTCGTGCGCCAGTACCGAACCATGCGGCGGTGTACCTGGGCAACGGGCTGATGCTGCATCACCTGCATGCGCGGCTGTCGTCGCGTGACGTGTATGGCGGCTACTGGCGCGAGATCACGCGCTGCGTGCTGCGCCACCACAGGGAGGGGTAGGAGATGGAACAGAGAATTCGGACGGTGCGCCTGTATGGACGGCTGGGCGCGCGTTTCGGCCGGGTGTTCCGCCTGGCGGTCGGCAGCCCGGTCGAGGCTGTGCGGGCGCTTTGCGTGCAGGTGGAGGGCTTTCGCCGTGAACTGGCGACGAGTCATGAGCGGGGCATACGCTATGCCTGTTTCGTCGGACGCCGCAACATCGGCGAGGCGGAGCTCGAATTGCCGCCCGGCGCGGACGACATTCGCATTGCGCCGGTGCTCGCCGGCGCCAAGCAAGCGGGCTTGTTCCAAACCATTCTCGGCGCCGTGTTGATCGCAGCGGCGACGTTCTACACCGGTGGGTTCGCTGGCATCGGTGCCGGTGGGTTCGGCGGGTTCATGGGTGCCATGGGCGTCTCGATGATGTTGGGGGGCGTGGTGCAGATGCTGTCGCCACAGCAGGCTGGCTTATCCGTTAGTGACAGCCCGGACAATGGCGCCAGCTACAACTTCAATGGGCCTGTGAACACCAGCGCCCAGGGCAACCCGGTGCCACTCCTCTACGGCGAGATGGTGGTCGGTTCAGCGGTGATCTCGGCCGGGATCTACGCCGAGGATCAGGTGTAGACAGGCGGATAGGCGGTCGGTTGGTAGCCTTGCGCACGGGTACCGATCACCCGATGAGCATCCTCGTCGGGTGATCGGACCGCTACAGCCATGGGCCCAGCATTGGCGGCTAGCGAGCAAGTGCTAGGCCGCCTAGTGGAGAGGCCAACGTGCGTCAGTCGGCTTAAGCTACTTCGGCGGCTTGCTCCAGCACATCGGCTGCCCATTGGTTAAGGCTCACGCCTTGCGCGGCGGCGGCAATAGCGGCGGCCTCATGCACCTTGCCCTCCACGCGCAGCACGAACCTGCCGGAAAAGTGCTTTTGCGGTTCAACGCCACGCCGTGCGCACTCGTCCAAAAACACACGCAGCGACAACTCGCCTTCGCGGTGCAGGCCGGGCACATCGGCGGCGTAGAAATCGGCGCCACCGTTCAGGCCAACAAACTCCCCACGGAACATTTCGATATCTGGATCGTAGGCGATGACAGCCTTATGGCCGCCGATGTTCATGACGTTGATCATGGCTTGACTCCGTTTTCCTCGAACCACTTGCGTATCGACGCCACAGCGCCCTTGTCTATATCGGGCGATGGGTGTGGTCTATGCATCACTTTAACTTGACCAAACAGGAAGACGGCCACGCGGGAACCCTCGCGGTCCTCCAACTCTGCCCCCAGTTCTTTCATGAGCGCGACGGCATCGGCCCACTTAACGCTCGCTGGCGTAGGGCGGGAAAAAATCAGTTCCAGCGTCTTCTGGTGTTTGGCTCTCATGTCAAAACGATACTATTTAGTAGTATCAATTGCAACTAAGGGTTGGTACATGCGCAACATCATCGGCTACGGTGGCGGCAAGGGCGGCGGCAGTAGCAGCACGCCAACCGAAGCGCCGGACAGCCTGCACTCGATCGCCTATGCGCGCGTGCTGGATCTTGTCTCCGAGGGCGAGATTGGGGGCTTGGTCAACGGCCTGCAGAGCATTTTTCTCGAAGGCACGCCGTTGGCCAACGCCGACGGCACGCTCAATTTCCAGAATGTGGCCGTGGATTACCGCCCCGGCACGCAGGATCAGGATGCGATCCCGGGGTTCCCTTCGGTGGAGAACGAAACCGCCGTCGGCGTCGAGCTGACGGCGACCGCGCCCTGGGTGCGGGCGGTCACGAACACGCAGCTGTCGGCGGTGCGCGTGCAACTGTCGGTGCCGGCGCTGTCTCGCGCGGATACCAGCAACGGCAACATCAACGGCTACCGGGTCGAGTATGCGATCGACCTGTCGGTCGATGGCGGCGCGCTGCAGCAGGTGCTGGCCAGCGCGTTCGACGGCAAGACGACCAGCAAATACACCCGCACACACCGTGTCGAGCTGCCGCCCGCGAAAACCGGCTGGACAATCCGCGTGCGCCGCGGCACGCCCAACGCGAACAGTGGCACGATCGCCGACGTGACACGGATCGAATCGATCGCGGAGGTGATCGACGCCAAACTGCGCTATCCGAATTCGGCGCTGATCGGCGTGCGCATCGACGCGCGCCAGTTCAACAGCGTGCCGACGCGGTCGTATCACCTGCGGGGCCGCATCATCCGCGTGCCGAGCAATTACGACCCGCTCACTCGCACCTACACGGGCCTATGGGATGGCACGTTCAAGGTGTCCTACAGCAATAACCCGGCGTGGGTGTTCTATGACATCGTGCTGCACCGCCGGTGCGGGCTGGGCGACCGCGTCAGCGCCGACATGGTCGACAAGTGGGCGCTGTACCAGATCGGCCAATACTGCGACGAGTTGGTGCCCGACGGCCGTGGCGGGCAGGAGCCCCGCTTTACCTGCAACTGCTACCTACAGCAGCGCAACGACGCATACCCCGTCCTGCAGGATCTGGCCAGCGTCTTTCGTGGCATGGCCTACTGGGCCTCAAGCAACGTGGTTGCAGTCGCGGACATGCCATCGACGGCCTCGTACCTGTTCCACCCGGGCAATGTGGTCGACGGGCGATTCACTTATGCCGGCAGCGCAAGGCGCGCCAGGAAGACTGTCGCGCTCGTGTCGTGGAACGATCCGGCAGACCGGTACGTCGCCAAAGTGTGCCCTGTGCTGGACGAGGAGGGCATCGCGCGCTACGGCATCCAGCAGACCGAGGTGACCGCGTTTGGCTGCACGTCGCAGGGCCAGGCGAACCGCGTCGGCCAGTGGATCCTGCTGACCAGCCGTTTGGAAACCGAGACCGTGACATTCCGGGTCGGGCTCGATGCGGCGGTGGTGATGCCGGGTTCGATCATCGAGATCGCTGATCCGGCGCGCGCCGGCCGGGCCAACGGTGGCCGCGTCCGCTCGGCCGCCGGCCGGGTGGTAGTGCTTGATCGGTCGGTGGTGGTCAAGGAAGGCGATACGCTGCTGGTGAACCTGCCGGACGGTACCGCACAACGGCGGACGGTCTCACGGGTCGATGAGCAAAGCCTGACCGTTTCGGCCGACTGGTCGCAGCCGGTGCAGGCGGAGGCGGTGTGGTCCGTCGAGAGCGCCGATCTCAAAACCCAGTTGTTCCGGGTGGTGTCGGTAAGGGAGGACGAGGGCCTAACGTTCGAGATTTCGGCGCTCGAGTACAACCCATCGAAATTCGCGGTGATCGACCACGGCACGCGCATCGAGGCGCGGCCGGTGTCGGTGTTGCCGCCATCCGTGCAGCCGCCGCCGACCGACGTGACGCTGTCCACCTACAGCGCCATCGATCAGGGTATCGCCATCACAACGATGGTGATCGACTGGCAGCCTGCCGCAAGCGCGGTCGCCTATACGGTTGAATGGCGCCGTGACAATGGCGAGTGGGTAACGGCCGGCCGCACGGGCTCACAGAGCATCGAGGTGCGTAGCATCTACGCCGGCACCTACGTTGCGCGGGTGCGCGCGATCAACGCGCTCGACGTGGCGTCGCTGCCGGCCTATTCGGCGGAGACCCGGCTCACCGGCAAAACCTCGCCGCCGCCGGTCGTGGGCACGCTGATCGCCACGGCCATCGTGTTCGGGATCCGGCTCGACTGGGCATTCCCGACCGGGCCGCTCGATGTGGAGCGGACCGAGCTCTGGTGGAGCAAAACGCCGGATCGCGCGGCGGCGACGAAGCTGGGCGATTTCGCGTTCCCCGCCAACACGCACACGCTGATGGGGCTGGCCGCCGGCGCGACGTTCTATTTCTGGGCGCGCCTGGTCGACAAATCCGGCAATGTCGGCGCGTGGTACCCGTCCGGCAATGGCGTGCTGGGCATGAGCAGCGACCGGGCATCTGACATCCTCAGTTACATGAAAGGGGAAATCGGTAAAACGCTGCTCTCCGCCGAACTGCTGTCGGTGATCGAGTCGATTGACCCGCCGATGGCGGGCAGCGATGAGGATTTCGCCGGCGACGACACCGTTTATGCCGGCATCGTGTCGACGCAGTCGGTGCTGGAGGAGGCCGGCCGGGCCATCGCGCAGCAGGTGACGACCATGCAGGCGACGGTCGAGCAGAGCAGCGCGGCGGTGCAGGTGGCCCAGCAGGCGGTCGCCGAGCAGGGCGGCCAGCTCGCGGCGATGTACACCATCAAAACGCAGATCGCAGCCAACGGCCGGACCTATGTGGCCGGCATCGGCGTCGGCACGGAGAACGACAACGGCGTCATCGAGAGTCAGGTACTGATCGCCGCGGACCGGTTCGCGGTGCTGCATCCGAACGGCAACAACGTATTTACGCCGTTCGTTGTGCAGGGTGGGCAGGTGTTCATGGAGTCAGCGTTCATCGCCGATGGCTCGATCGGCAGCGCCAAGATCGGCGACTCGATCCAGTCGAGCAATTTCGCGGCCGGTCAGACCGGGTGGCGGCTCAGCAAGTCGGGGCTGTTCGAGAACAACGGCAACGGCGCCGGTGGCCGGCGCGTCGACACCAGTGCGCTCACGCAGATCTACGACAGCAACGGCACCTTGCGCGTGCGCCTGGGGGTGTGGTGATGGCGGTCGGCCTGGAGATCTACAACGCCGCTGGCGTGCGCACATTCAGTACAAACGACCGGGTCGGCCGAGTGTTGGGTACCACGTACACCGGCACGACGGACGGCTCGATTTCACATGGAGAGTTGGTGAATGGCCAGGGCTTTTTCACTTATCTGCCTCTCGGTTCTATCCCGGGGCCAGGCGATTACTGGGTGGCGTTTCCGTCCGTGGTTCTCGACGGTTCGACCATCCGGTGGATGTTCCCGACGTGGAGCAGCAACGCGGCTGCTCGCCGCGTCAGCTGTCTGCTTGTTTTCGGCGTGTGGTAGTGGTGGTGAAGGTGGAGGGGGTGACGAAGTGCCAGCAGGGCTGACTGTGTATGGCGAACACGGGTTCGTCCAAATTACCGAGGCGTACGCCAACCTGGCGTTGCGCCAGAAATCGACGGTTACGCCGGATGGCAGCGGGCGCGGCACGCTTGCCTTCTCGGCGGGCCGTCCGTTCGTCTGCATCCAGTCGGCCAACCCGGTCGCGCTGCTCGGCTCGAGCAACAGCGGCACCGACTGGACGGTGAATTTCTCGGCGCCGGCACAGGCGCCTTTCACGGTCTACGTCTTCGACGAACCGACGGTGTCCAGCGGCCAGCCTGGGCTGCAGGTGTTCAAGCCGGACGGCTCGCTCGCGTTTGATTCTGGCCTGGCCTACCTGAAGGTGGCCAGCGTAGTTACACCGCCATCGGGCGCGCCGGCCTACGGTCAGTCGTGGGAGGCGAGCCCCGTGGTGGCGGGCAGTTACGCGGCCTGCATTTCGTTCACGCGCACCGGCATCTACGCGGTGCCCGGTACCGACACGCTGTTCGTTGCTGACCACGTCTACACCACGTCGACCGGCGCGGGGCTCAAGCTGCTGCAGTACACGCACCGCGGCGCCTGGAATCAGGGCGACGGCTCCGGCCTGAAAATCGACACGGCCAACCCACCGCAAATCGTGCTGGTCGACGTTTCCCAGCTGTAGCGCTTACCTCATCCACCAACACCAACGGCCCGCCATGTGCGGGCCGTTTGCTTTTCTGGAGCATTCAAATGCCATACACAGATCCGTCCGTGCTGGGCGGTCGGAACCTCGCCGCGTATCTGGACATGCTGGCGTTCAGCGAGGGGACGGACAACGGCCGCCAGCCGACCCGCGATCGCGGGTACGACGTGCTGGTGGGCGGCGGCCTGTTCGTGAGCTACGCCGACCATCCGCGCATCCTCGTGGATCTGCCGCGCCTGGGTATCAAGTCGACCGCGGCCGGCCGGTATCAACTGCTCGAACGGTGGTACGACCCGTACCGCCGGCAGCTGAGGCTGGTTGATTTCGGCCCGGCCGCCCAGGATGCGATCGCGGTTCAGCAGATCCGTGAGCGGGGCGCCCTGGCGGATATTCAGGCCGGTCGGCTGGCCGTGGCGATCGCCAAATGCAAAAACATCTGGGCGAGCCTGCCCGGCGCTGGCTACGGCCAGCACGAACACAAATTCGAGACGCTCCGTGCGCACTACCTGCGCTGCGGCGGCCAGGAGGGGAGGGGGGATGACTGAATCCGAAATGGTCGTGGCCGCGAAAGTGAGCGGCTCGGCGGCGCTGGGCTCGGTGATCGCGCTGCGGTTCCTGCCCGGCAGTTGGTGGCAGCGCATGCTGTCGTTCGTCAGTAGCCTGGGCATCGGCTGCCTGTCCGGCGGCGCGGCCGTCGAGCGGTTTCTGCTGGTGCCCGGTTCCTACACCCACATGCTGGCGGTGGCCTCAGCCGCGATTTTCGGCTTGGCCATCGTCAACAACGCCATGCAGCAGATCCCGGAGATCCTGACTGACCTGCGCCGGCGATTCCTGGCCAAGGAGTGACGACCATGCTGCTCACACTCATCAACCAGCTGGCCAACGCGGTCATTTTCATGGCCTCGCTGTGGGCGGTGCTCACGAACAAAGTGCCCACGCGCACCGGCGGTGCGCTGGTGTTGGCGTTGGTCAATTTCGCGGCGCTGGGCAACATCGTCGCGCGCGGCGCGTGTCACAGCTGGCCCGAGGTGGCACTCAACGTAGCCGTGGCGCTCTGCGCTGTCTGGGCGTTTTGGCGTCTGGAGTTGCGGCGCCATCTCGCCATGCTCGGAAAAAGGGGGGATTGATGCCGGACATCAAGGGGGCGGCCATCGTTGCCGCGATCGCGTTGCTGCTAGGCGCGCTTGCCGGTGCCGCTGGCGCATGGGCGTGGCAGGCGAACCGCTACGAAAGGGACATCGCCACGCTAAAGCGTGACCAGTCAGAAAAGGACCGCCTGCAGGCCCGCGCCGACGAGGCGCAACTGCGGGACGAACGGGAAAAGCGCGCAGGACTCGAGCGGCAGCTCGGCGACCTCGACGCGCGTCACTATGAGGAACTGAACAATGCCAAATCTGAAAACGCGCGCCTGGCTGCTGCTCTTGCTGCCGGTACTCGCCAGCTGTCAATTCGCGCCCGTTGTACAGTCCCGGGCGATGGCCTGCCAAGCGCCGCCAGCGGCGCCGGCCTGGGCGATGGTGCCGCCGCCACAGCTGTCCTTTACGGAGAGGATGCAGCGGATATTCAAGCTCTCATCGCCGATGCAGATGCCGTCGCGGCAGCCTTGAGGTTCTTCCAGGATCGAGAACGGGCAATCCAAGCGCGGACCGCGCCTATGGATGTCACGCAGTAAAGAGGAGGACTGGCCCGCGACGATACAAGCGCGCCTGTGGTAGTTTAGGGTTCCAGGTGCAAGGGGAACGCCGCACCACGGGCGCTGAATAAGTCCGCTGGAAGGACCGGCTCCTTCACGCACAACTCAACTGTTCTTCAGCAACAGGAGTGTTCTGACGGGTTGGGTTCGAGTTGTAGCAAAGTGCCCGTAGCGTCTCCGCAACCCCGATGGAGGCACTTGCTTCTTTGACTGCCTCAATGACCACGTTCCTCGGAATCGTTGTGAGAACAAATGATTTCTCAAGTTCGGTGGAGTGATGTTTCATGGTTGAACCCCTGGTTCACTGATTACGAGCCATCTACCGTGCATGGCTACCGTGACGCCGGCCGCGCCTTTGGCGACAATCTGCTCGCCAACCCCTGTAAGCAGTTTCAGCATACTTTCATTACGGCCATAGAGCTTTACAACTTTAGATCTATGGGTGCCGCGTAGGTCGAGGGTTCCGTTAATTGCCGCCGCAAATATTTGAAGTGCGTCGTGATACTTCTCCATGTCACCATATATGACAAATTCGTCATATTGTGGCGATAGGTTCACTTCCAGCAT